TTCCAGGTTTTGCTGCCGTTGGTGGTGAAACTGAGAGCATGGCATTCTTATGTAGCGCAACAACACTTCCTGCTTCAACTCTAGGAGAAATCGTTGTACCATTCAGAGGTAGAAATATCTACATGGCTGGCGATAGAGAGTTTGATGTATGGAGTACAACAATCATTAACGATACTGATTTCTTAATCCGAAATGCGATTGAGAGATGGTCGAATGGTATTAACAATATGTCTGATAACGAAGGTCTCGTCAATCCTGTTGACTATCAAGTTGACGCATTTGTCGATCACTTAGACAGAAATGGTAATACTATCAAGTCATATACTTTCAGAGGTATGTTTCCAACAGCTTTAGGAACAGTAGATTTAAACTATGATCCTGCAACTGCATTAGAAACATTTGAATGTACATGGCGATATCAGTATTGGGAATCAAACACAACTACTTAAAAAGTAGTTAAAAAATAGGGTATAAATATTATTATGGCAGAATTATTTGGATTTAAGATTACCCGATCAAAGAACGAGAGGGCAACATCACAAGACTTTACGTTGCCCTCCGTTGACGATGGTTCACAAACAGTCATCGGTGGTGGTGGTCAGATTGGTCATTATCTTGATATCGAAGGTAAGATCAAAGACGAAGCAGATTTAATTAGACGATATAGAGAAGTCGCAATACAACCTGAATGTGATCAGGCAGTTGAAGATATCGTTAACGAGGCAATCGTATCAGATGAGATTGAGCCTCCTGTTCGATTAAACTTAGATCGAATTAAACAATTTTCACCAGATTTAAAGAAAAAGATACACAAAGAATTTGATGAAGTTCTACGTATCTTAGAGTTCGAAGAAAAAGGACACGACATATTCAGACGTTGGTATGTTGACGATCGCATCTATTATCACAAAGTAATTGATCCTAGTAAACCTAGAGATGGTATTAAAGAATTGCGATACATTGATCCTCGTAAAATTAAAAAGATTAGAGAGATAAAAAAGAAAGACGGACCTATTAAGATGCCAGGTCAAGCACCTGATCCTATGGAGTTCAAAGAGTATTATGTCTACAATGAAAAAGGTGTAGGTGGTTCTATGAATACTGGTGGTGTTCGTATTCATTCTGATGCAATCGCTTACGTACCTTCAGGTCTTGTTGATCAACAACAAAACATTGTCATGTCCCATTTACACAAGGCAATCAAACCTGTCAATCAGTTACGCATGATTGAAGATAGTTTGGTCATCTATCGTATTTCAAGGGCACCTGAAAGAAGAATATTTAAAATTGATGTTGGTAATCTACCAAAAATTAAGGCAGAACAATATCTCAAAGATGTAATGAATCGTTATCGAAACAAACTGGTTTATGATGCCGCTACAGGTGAAATTCGTGATGATCGAAACTACATGTCAATGTTAGAAGATTTCTGGTTACCAACAAGAGAAGGTGGCCGAGGCACTGATATTACGACATTACCTGGTGGTTCTAATTTAGGTGAGATTGAAGATATACAATACTTTCAAAAGAAATTATATCGTTCATTAAATGTACCAATCAGTCGTTTAGATAGTGAAAGTGCTGGTGGTTTACAACTAGGCAAATCAACAGAGATATCACGTGACGAATTAAAGTTTACAAAGTATGTACAACGTTTAAGAAAGAAGTTTGTACACCTCTTTTCTGATATGTTAAAAACACAATTAATGTTAAAAGGCATCGTCAGTGAAGATGATTGGAAAAGTATTTGTGATTATATCAAGTATGATTTTATTCAAGACGGATATTTTTCAGAAATTAAAGAACAAGAAATACGTCAATCACGTTTAGATCAAGCAGAGAGAATATTCAATCAACAAATGATTGGTAAAATATTTTCTATGGAATATGTTCTTAAAAATGTTTTACGTATGTCAGACAGAGAAATTGAAGATCAAAGAGATCAAATCAAAAAAGAAATCGAAGACGGCATTATTAAAGATCCTTATAATGATGATGCTCAAGACGGTTTCAATTAAGGAGTAAACAATGAGTGAACATGTAAAAAATATTATTAATGCATTAGATCAAGATGACAATCTTGAGGCTGAAACTAATTTCAAAGCTGCATTAACAGATAAAATTGGTGATGTTTTAGATGATAGAAGAAAAGAACTTGCAAAAACTTTTGTAAGAACAGGAGAAACAACCGATGCCGATAGCGTTCAAACAGATATTGAATCAGATAACTGAAAAGAAAGACGGCTATAAAAAGACAAGAGCTTATATGAAACTATCTCCTCGAATGAAATCTGAGATAGATAAAGTCTTTAACTATGCTATAGACAAAAAAGGCAATCTCGATATAGAGAAAATGGGGAAAGCAGTTGCTAAATCTCCAGCCAGACGACAATTAGACAAAGTTATTGATGACTTTATATCTTATGGCGATAAGTCGGCACACATTTAGGAGAGATAAATGAAACTTAAATTACTAGGAACAACCATCGCCAACGCAAGTGCTGATAACATTAATGAAGCAACATTAGTGCGTGTTCACTGCACATCAGCGGCCACATTAACATTAAGAACTGCCGGTGGTACAAGTGTATTAGGATCTGTTTATATTGGTGCCAATGAGAGTGTACTAATAGAGAAAAACCCTACGGAAGAAATAACTTGTGCAACTTCACAATCAACAAAAGTTGCGTACAATTCATAGTTTTAAAGTCGTAAAACTTATAAATAATAAGTGAGTATAAAAAACATGAAACTAATCACGGAAGAAGTATCGTCTGCTGAATACATAATCGAAGAAGCAGAAAACGGTAAAAAGAATTACAAGATACGAGGCGTATTCATGCAAGCTGACATGAAGAATCGCAATGGTCGTATCTATCCTATGGAAACACTTCAAAAAGAAGTGAATCGTTATAATAAAGAGTTTGTTGAAGCAAAACGTGCTTTCGGTGAACTCGGTCATCCTGACGGACCAACTGTCAACTTAGAACGAGTTTCTCATATGATCACCAGTTTAACACCTGAAGGCAAGAACTTTATTGGAGAGGCCAAAATTATGGACACTCCTTATGGAAAAATAGTGAAAAATTTAATTGATGAAGGTGCAAAATTAGGAGTTTCTTCCAGAGGCATGGGGTCGCTGGAGAATAAAGGTGGAAGTAATGTAGTAGGAAAAGATTTCTACTTAGCAACGGCCGCCGACATTGTCGCAGATCCCTCTGCTCCAGATGCTTTCGTAGAAGGCATTATGGAGGGCAAAGAGTGGATATGGGATAATGGTGTAATACGAGAAGTCGATATACACGAAATGAGAAATACAATTGAGAGAGCAAGACGCATAGAACTCGCAGAAAAGAAAGCTGCTGTGTTCAAATCCTTTCTTTCAAAATTGTAGGAAACATAAATATTATATTATTAATTCGAATTAATAAGGAGAGAGTTAAATGTCAGAAGTAGAACAAAAGTTAGAGGAGTTAGAAGCGATCGCAACTGAAGAAGTTGTTGAAGCAGCTGCTAACGAACCTACTAAAAAGGCAGTTGCTCCTGAACCATCTCATGTCGCAAAAGCATCTAAAGATGTAACTGATACAGGTCCTGCTGTTGTTTCAGCAGACGCACCTAAAAAAGATTACGCTAAAGATGTAAAACCGACTAAGGACCAGGTCAATGCTAAGGCTGACAAAGGTGATTCTGCTCCTGTTTCTCAAGGTTCTTCAAGTATTAAACCACCTAAAGAATCTATTGCCGCTGGCGACCAAGTTGACCATGAAGGCGAGGAACTCGCAGAAAATCCAGAAGTCGAAGCAGAAACTGCTAAAGACAAAATTAAAGAGATTAACGTCAAAGAAGATGTTGATGCTTTAATCAATGGCGAAGACAATCTTTCTGAAGAATTTAAAGCAAAGGCTGCTACTATCTTCGAAGCTGCTATCAAATCAAAAGTTGGTGCAGAGATCGAAAGACTAGAAGAAGAATATGCTAAGAATTTAGAAGAAGCTAAAGAAGCTGCAAAATCTGAATTAACAGAAAAAGTAGATTCTTACCTTAACTACGTAGTTGAGGAGTGGATGAAAGAAAACGAACTTGCTATTGAAAAAGGCGTAAAAGGTGAAATCGCTGAAGACTTTATCACAGGTCTAAAACAATTATTTGAAGATCACTACATTGATATTCCAGATGAGAAGTACAACGTACTAGAAGCTCAGGCAACTGAGATTGACGAACTCAAAGGAAAATTAAATGAAGCAACTTCAAAAATTGTGGACTTAAATAAAGAAGTAGGTGAACAAACTAAAGCATCTATCTTTGAATCCGTTTCAGATTCACTAGCTGATTCTGAGAAGGAGAAGTTCAAGGGTTTGGTAGAAAGTATCGATTATGAAGATGCTGATTCTTACAAAGAGAAATTAGAAACTATTAAAGAATCTTATTTCGTAAAAGAAAAAGCAACAAATAACGTTACAGAAACTAATGACGCCGAGGGCGGACAGATTGATATGTCTGAATCAATGTCAGCATATTCAGCCGCTATCTCAAGAACAAAAGCAAAGAAACTATACTAAAAGTATGAGTTTTAATAAATATTATAACGAAAGAAAATAAGGAGAGAACAAATGTTTTTATCTGAAACATTACAAGAGAAGTGGCAACCAGTTCTTGAGCACGCCGATCTTCCTGAGATCAAAGATGCTTACAGAAGAGCTGTAACAACTGTCATCCTCGAAAACCAAGAAAATGCTTTAAAAGAAGACAAAGCATTCCTTGGTGAAGCTGCACCTACAAACTCAACAGGTTCAGCTATTGCGAATTGGGATCCAATTCTAATTTCTCTCGTTAGACGTTCTATGCCTAACTTAATTGCATACGACATCTGTGGTGTACAACCAATGACTGGTCCAACTGGTCTTATCTTCGCAATGAAGAGCAGATATGCATCTCAGTCAGGTACAGAAGCATTGTTTAACGAGGCAGACACTGATTTCTCAGCAAGAAATGCTGCTGGATCATCAACTGCAGGTTCAGGACCAACTCAGTCTGGTTCAAACCCTGCTGTACTAAACGATTCATCTGCTGGTACATACACAAACGGTCAAGGTATGAGAACAGCAGAAGCTGAAGCTTTAGGTGATACAACTGGCAACTCTTTTGCAGAGATGGCTTTCTCAATTGAAAAAGCAACCGTAACTGCAAAGTCACGTGCTTTAAAAGCAGAATACACAATGGAACTTGCTCAAGACTTAAAAGCAATCCATGGTTTAGATGCAGAAACAGAATTATCAAACATTCTATCTGCTGAAATTCTTGCTGAAATCAATAGAGAAGTTGTAAGAACTGTTTACCAAAAGGCAAAGCCAGGTGCTCAAGTGAACACAACAAACGCAGGAATCTTTGACTTAGACACAGATTCTAACGGTCGTTGGTCAGTTGAGAAGTTTAAAGGCTTAATGTTCCAACTCGAAAGAGATGCGAACGTTATTGCACAACAGACACGTAGAGGAAGAGGTAATGTGATTATCACTTCATCAGACGTTGCTTCTGCTTTAAACATGGCTGGTGTACTAGATTACACACCTGCTTTAAACAACAATCTAAACACAGACGATACAGGTAACACTTTTGCTGGTGTATTAAACGGTAGATACAAAGTATACATCGATCCATATTCAGCAAACGGTGCTGCTAAGCAATACTTCGTAATCGGTTACAAAGGTACTTCACCATATGATGCAGGTCTATTCTACTGCCCATATGTGCCGTTACAAATGGTAAGAGCAGTTGGCGAAAATACTTTCCAGCCTAAAATTGGTTTCAAAACCAGATACGGTATGGTAAGAAATCCATTCGCTGAGAGCTCTGCTCAAATCGCTGCTGGTGTAGATACAACTGGTACAAACAACCAGAACATCTACTACAGACGAGTACAAGTAACAAACTTAATGTAATTAGATTGTTGGTAACTTAGTTTACCACAAAACCACACCACAAAGGGCGGCTTTTATAGTCGCCCTTTTTTTATTATAAATACCAGTATGACAATAACAAAAGCAACAATACGTCAACCTGCTGGTAACGAACTTGATTTTGCATCACCGACACAGTTTCGTTTTCAAATACAGAAACTTCCTGAAGTACAGTTTTTCACTACTCAAATCAATATACCAGGTGTTTCATTAACAGAGTTAGTACAACCTACACCTTTAACTCAATTAAGACTTGCTGGATCAGATTTAACATATGAAGATTTAAATGTAACGTTTTTGATTGATGAACAATATCGAAACTATAGAGAAGTACAAGACTGGCTCAAAGGTCTAGGTTTTCCAGAAAATCACACACAATACAATTCACTCTTAACAGAAAATTCAGATCGTATGCCACGTTCTACAAATCGAGGTGTACAAACAGAACCAGGTAAAGTTAAACCTGCAACACCAGACGGTGCAATCTATTCAGATGCCACATTGACTATACTGTCATCAAAGAATAATCCCTCTGTTGAGTTAAGATTTAGAGATGTTTATCCTAAAAATATTGGTAATGTTGCATTAAACTCACAAG